GTTACTTGCCGGCCACTGTCTGGTTGTGATGAGTAACACCAGCATGGGATTTGGGGAACTCAGTCACCTCAGGCGCTACGATGTGGTGCTCAATGAAGACATCCCTTTCGTAACCGTCAACGAAGCCACTAAGAACGACTACAGGATTCGCACGATCCCGCTCAACTGGATGGCGCTCAGATCGATGCGCTGGATTCTCAGGCGCTTTGAGGACCTGGGTGGCACGAGGCCCGATGAGTACATCCTTCCCCACAGAGCCGAACACCCCAAAGGCGAGCCCAGACGCACCCTCCCGCCCAACTTCCGCAAACCCATGCTGAAAATCAACCGCGCAGCTCAGGAAATCTTTGCCGAAGCGGGGCTATCGCACTTCGTTCCCTATGACATGCGCAGCGTAGCCGTGACCAAAATCTTGTCCGATCCGAACGTCTCTGACCAGATGGCGCAGGAGATCATAGGCCACTCCGATACGCAGACCAAACGCCGGTATTCGCGCCAGCGATTAGAAAAGAAAGCGGTTGCGATGGACAAGATGGCGCTAGAACCAAAGCCTCATATGGGCGGGCTGCTGGTTTTCTCGGGTGGGCGAAAATAAATTCAAAATACCTCTTGACGTGTTCGCAAAACGCGCATACAGTGATGTTCATGCCAAAGACATTCACAGAAGATGACGTGCTGGCAGACATTCGCAAAGAGACAGAAGCAACGTCTCTGAGGCAGACTGCCGACCGCATCGCGTGCAGCCCCGGTTACCTCTCAGACATTCTGAACGGCAACCGGGCGGTGAGCGATTCCATTGCAGCAGCCTTTGGCTACGAGCGCGAAATTGTCACAAAGGTGATATTCCGCAAGGCTGCATAGCGCAGTATTCCTCAGTGCAAAGAGAACTATTCGGCTGAAGCAGAGCCGAATTTTTCAGGAGCAAAAACCCAATGAGCGTTATTCGGGAAGTATACAGCGCAAATGACGGGGAGAAAGAGCAGTATCCAGTCCCCGATGCCCCAACCCCTCGCCAGCAATATGTAGTCGGTCTACGAGAGGTAGCCGATTTTTTAGAGGCGCACCCGGATTTACCTTTTGAGCCTGACAACGTGAAGTCCTACTGCAACGTCACGCCAGAGAATTATCTGACCGTGATGAGCACATTGCCATCGCCGGAGATAGACGATCTTCCCGGGCATGACATTTTCTACATTACACAGCGTTTCACGGGTGGCACATCGCTTCGCTACATACAGAAGAAAAAAGGGATTTTTCAGCCGCAGATAGTTGAAGGCGAAGTGAAATGGCATGCCCCTAAGGTGACGCAATGAACCCCTACTTCCTAGAGGAGCTTCCTGACGATCCCCCGATGCCCCGAGAGGAGTTTTTGCGCAGAGAGCTGCTGAGCTTTGCGCAGAAGTTCGCCATCCTCGTGCTAGTCAGCCTTGTATTCGCAGCGATTGTGTACCCGTGGTAGGAGGCGAGATGAATCTGATTTGTGTTTGTTGTGGCGGAGATTTCTACCCAGTGCAGGACACATGGATGGGCAACGTATGCGATGAGTGCAGGACGCCATGTGCTGACTGCGGAGATTGGCTGGAGAACGGGCCGGAAGTAGTGAGCCAAGGCAAGCGCTGGCATGCAGTGTGTTTCCGCGATGCGCTGGAAGAAGGGAAGGCGGCATGAATATCGTCGAAAACCCCTTCTACATTGAGTTAGCCCTGCTTGTGCTGCTAGTGATCGGCCTTACTAGGTTAGCGCTGAAAGGAAAAGGATAATGTCACTCGCAACGACACAACCCGCTTTGCCGGGAATGGACAAGCTGATTCGGCGCGAACCTACCGCTGGCGAACTCTTGCAGATCGCTTTAGAGCGGGAATCAGGAATTGAGATTATCGAGCGCATCACGGCCATGATGGAGCGGGAGCGAACCTATCAGGCCAACGTGGGCTTCGATGAAGCGCTGAACCGCTGTCAGCAGAAGATGGGGCGGATCTCGACAGACGCCAACAATCCTCAGACCCATTCCCGCTACGCCACCTATGCCAAGCTGGACAGCGTTCTGCGGCCCATCTACACGTCAGAGGGCTTCTCCCTGAGCTTTGGGGAGCGTGACTGCCCGACACCTGGAAAAACGCGCTTCGTGGCCTTCCTGAGCCGTTCTGGGCTCACGCGCGAATACATCAAGGACATGACGGCTTCAACCAAGGGGCCGAAGGGTAACGATGTAATGACGCCCGTACATGCTGAGGGAGCATTGGATTCCTATGCTCGCCGCTACCTACTCAAGTCCATCTTCAACGTGGCAATCGGGGAAGACGATACAGATGGCGTAACCCCGGCTTCGGTAATGCCGAACGAGGAGCAGGAGATCCGACTAGATGAGTGGGCGGCTGCTCTGAGGCAGTGCGATACCCAAGCGCAGTTGAAGCAAATCTTCGCCGATGCCTATAAGTACGCTGCGTCAGTAAGTCCTACCGAAAAGTCTCGCATGACTCGCGTTTACAACGAGTGCAAAGAGAGGCTGCAATGAGAGTTGTTTGCTCAACACAGCAGACTGCGGAATGGCATCAGGCACGGTGCGGAATTGTTACGGGCTCACGGATGGCTGCTGCAATAGCGAAGCTATCCCGCGCTTCTAAGAACGGTGTAAAGGGTGATTACTCCGCTGCGCACTGGGAACTTGTCAGAGAGTTGGCCTGGGAACGGATCACTGGAGTCCCGGCAGATCACTTTGTATCGAAGCCGATGGAGATCGGTACACAGTACGAGGGGGAAGCCAGAGTTGAGTTTTGGATGCGCTATGGATGCGAGGTTGAGCAAACAGGATTCATTCTGCACCCAACATTGGATTACCTGGGATGCTCTCCGGACTGCTACGTAATCGAAAACGGAATCAAGATCCCCGTAGAACTCAAGGTACCTCTCCCAAAGACACATGAGCAGTATCTGGAAGATGGCGTAGTTCCTGAAGAATATGTGCCACAGGCCATGACAGAGATTCTTTGCATGGACCGCGCACCATACGGATACTTTGCCAGCTACTGCCCTCCCGACATATTCCCCGAGATGCCAGATGAGTTCCGCATGTTGCGGGTGAAGCTGATGGCTGATCCCAAGATGTTCGAGGCTATCGAAGAAGCTGCTACAGACACCATGCAGCACGTTGCAGAGCGCATGGAGACGCTACGGAGGATGTACCCCGCCAAGTCTGCGCCGAAGAGCAAGCTGAACGCCGAACTAGAGGCAAGCATGGAAGCGCTGGAAGTCTTGGATGCCGACTGGGAAGCCGTTATCGAGCGCAGAGTGCAGAGAGTGGAAGAGGGGGTTGCGTGAGAGTTCTGGTTGCGTGCGAGTTCTCCGGGGCTGTGCGCGAAGCATTTCGCAGGCAGGGGCATGATGCCTGGAGTTGCGATATTTTGCCTGCCGCAGATAAGAGCAAGTTTCACATCACAGGCGATGCGTTGATCGCAGCGAATCACGGCAAATGGGATTTGATGGTTGCCCATCCTCCATGCACGTTTCTGGCGGTGAGCGGAGCGCGATGGTTTGCTTCCCGAAAGTACGAGCAGGAAAAAGCCGTGGATTTCTTCTTTTGGCTGGTGAGTATGCCGGTGCCGCGCATAGCGATTGAGAACCCTGTCGGAATCATGAGCACTCGCTATCGCAAGCCTGATCAGATCATTCAGCCGTGGCAGTTTGGACACGGCGAGACAAAAGCAACCTGCCTATGGCTCAAGAACCTGCCGAAGTTGCAGCCGACAACCATCGTTGAAGGCAGAGCGCCAAGAGTCCATTACGAATCGCCTGGGATCATTAACGGCCTGACGCGCCAGCAAAGGCGATCGATCACGCTACACGGCATCGCAGAGGCAATGGCTGACCAGTGGGGAAATCTTGCGGCAAAGGAGGAGGCCGCATGAAACGTTCAACCCCCTTGCAGCGCAAGACTCGGCTCAGAGCACGCCGCAACAAGCCTGAGGTTCGCATAGGCAAGCACACGGGCAAGGTGAGGCTCACAGGACGCGCTCTTGAGCTTCTGAGGCACGCTTGCTGGGGCAGAGATCATCTGCGCTGCAAGGAGTGCGGATTAGAGACGTACTGGAAGCCGAGATGGGAAGGTGACCCGCTTGCCTACGACATGGCCCATGTTGTTTCGCGAGGCGCTGGAGGATCGGACACGCTGGAGAACGTAAGGACGCTCTGCCATCGCTGCCACATGAGGGAGCACGCAGGGCACAACCAGGGGATTCAGGTGGAGGAGAGGGGATAGATGGAAAAGCACGTGATCACAAGCATGAAGCTGCTGAACTGCCAAGTCTGCTCAGAGGGCACTGAAGAGGAAGCATTGGCTTGGCTTCGCAGAACTTCGCCAGCAGGCACAGAGAACAACTGGGGCCAGTACGACTACGAAGAGCACCCGGAGATGAAGCCGCTTACCTGCGCTGATCATCCCGAAAGGACTCATTTCGTCTTTCCGTGCTAAAAGCCAAGGCTCTGGCGTAGTTGTACAGATCACTACTAGGGATGGATAAGTTGCTTCACGAAAAGGAGAAAAAGACATGCCAAAGGAAAAGAAGCCAAAAGCAGTGAACTACAAGCTGATCACCCCAACCGATTCCGAGCCCTATAAGTTACTGGTGCAGGTTCGCAGAGATTGGCACGACGAAACCATTGCCGCA